TTACTATCTTTTCTGACTGGTACACAAACTGCATCAGACCGACCACAGCTTTGGCAAGCTGGTTAAGTGCAGACTCAATATCATCACGCTTGGATTTGATCCTACGCTGCCCGAACTCATCCATTGCGATAGTTCCCTTGAACGTCTGCGGTGCAGACCCAACATCGCCCTGCATGAATGTATATATACCCAGTATTCTTTCAATATCCTGCTTTGCATCTGCCTCATTCTTGTAAAGCTCATTCGGAAGAGGAACGGGTCCGGCTACGATAGGCTGTCCAAGTTCTGGATCAAATTCTATCACAGCCGTACCCGCTTTTGCCCATTCTTCTTCAAGCTGCTTCTTGTTCATTGATCCACGAGGTATTAGGAGTTTTACATTGGTAGATGAGCTTGCATGGGCAACTATGAGGGAGCGAATCTTATTTATATATTCCTGAAGACCCCTGACAAGCCTAACATCGCTTGTGGGGTAGGGGTTCCTGTTATGACCGTTCATAAAAGGAACTATTGGGTAGTCCTCGATTGGAAGGACTATTGAGTAGAGGTATGTATCGCCTATTGATATGCATTGCTTGATATTCGTATTCATGACCTTGGTCATCATGATCTTGTCGCTGTCCAGCAGTATGCCTTTATCTATGATGTCGATGTTTGTAGTGCTGTTGGGGATCGAGTCTAATGTCTCTTCTCCCTTTACTGGCACTGGCTGACCTGTCATAGGGTCTTCTTCTAAATGGTAAACTTTACCCACAGTCTGAACTATCTGCATAAAATTTTTCACATTGCTCTTCTCAGTGAATATCTGCTGGCTTTCAGCAGTAGTCACAATGACTGCAGGCTCTTTTCTATATTCATCATACTGGGGATCGTTTAGTATGATCTCCCTGTTCTCAAAAGGATCAAAAATCTTGTAATAAGGTATTTTTACTTTATCATAACGCTCAAAGACCTCAAGCTCACGCTCATTTTCGGCATTAAGAAGCGACTGCTTCCTAGACTGCGGAACCACATCCTCATCGAAAAGACCAAACCTGTTCTGGTCAAAATCGCTTATATGGCTGGTTTCATTGGAATCTCTGATAACATCAGCAAATTCGGGATACATTTCGGTAAGCTCTTTCTCAGTCATCCGCTTGGCAACTACTATATTAGACGAGTCCCTGCAGAACGGGTCTTCTGAATCAGGATCGAAATAGACTGAAAGCGGATCAATAGACTTGACCATTACCTCGCCCCTGCCGAAATCAGCATCAGGCTTGATATAGCTGATCATAACGCCCATGCCTTTAACGTAATAGTCGTCTATGCAGCGTTTCAGCTCAGTATTTCCTACTGATATGTCCCATACCCAAGACATGAGATCAGAGAAGATACGCCCTACCTTAGTATCAGTAGTATCCCTGCCTGTAGACTGGAACTTGGGAGCATTGGACGTAAGCATGGATTTAGCCTGCTCTACGGCAGGATGGATCACATTAACTACCAAAGGCTCCTGTGCACGTGCACGAAGAGCATTGACCTGCTCCTTTTTCCACTGTTTTCCAGACCTGAACTCCACATCTTCCACAGCCTGCCTAGCCCAGTTCTTACGGGCGGAGCTATAATCATTAAAGATGTCGTGAGTTAGCTTTGTCTCAGGATGTATCTCTGGCATATGATATTAATTTAAACGTAACCGTTCCTTATAAATTAAATAGAATTTAAGATGTCATCCAGTCAAAATGTTCATTTTTAATACTTTGAGTTTGTTTTTGTTCCTTTTCATCTTCATTTTTGTGATATGGAGGGTATATTTTCTTCATGGCATAATACATGCCGTCCAGAAGGTCGTCATGCTTGGCACGTGGGTACAATAGCATCTCATCCTTTAGCTCAGTCATGCTTTCCTGCAGATATACTTTCTTCTGTGCAAAGTACGGCTCAAGTGTTTCCAGCCTTGCCGATTTTCTGTTTCTTGGGTTCTCACGTATCTCCAGACCTGCTATGAACAGTTTCTCTTTATCGCACTTGTCCTTTACATACTCCCTGAGCATTTCCTGATAGCCTACCGACTCTATCCGTACCTTGGAAGGTTTGTATATCTTGAAATACTCTATTATCTGGTCTGCTAAGTTCATAGGGGTTGCCCGTTTGCGGTAATAGGGGAGAATATATCTGTTATTATCATTATCAATGGCAACTGCAACTATAGCAGAGTAATCTGCCGTACTCCTAGTAGATGATGCCGGGTCAATCCCCATAAAAATATTTACAGGAATCTTTTCCTCAATTGCCTTCCCGTTCTTCTCCTCCATATCCAAAAATGCCTCCTGATCCTCATTATGAGTGATCTTTCCCTTGTAATACTGGAAGTATTCCTCCCTGAAGAGCTGATCTTCATCACCGATTATCTGACACAGGTACTCACGGTAGAATACCGATACCCTGTTAATGGATTCAAGCTCTTCTTTCTTTTCCAGAAGACTCTTTATGGGATGCCATTCCTCCCATAACGAGATATTCTTCTTTAGGCTTGGAGCAAAATGCATGTTGGTCCAGCCTTTCATTTCCTTAAGCGTTTCCACCATGCACCGCTGGTGCTGTGGCGTTCCGATGATCACTATCCTGCCATGCATCGGGTCAAGTGACGGAACCGCAGACTGCAGCAGCCATCTCAGATTCACTTCCATCGCCTCTGATGTCTTGGTGTTGTTCTCGTCCTCGGGGTCGTCCACAATGATCATGGTGGGACGCTGATTCCCTTTCTTTATTCCCCTCAGCTGCTGTCCTGTGCCCTTGCATACGATCATAGAGCCGTCCTTAAGCTCTATCTCGCTCTTAGACCACTGCCTTGCAGAGTGCTGTCCCCAGTATCCGAAGATAGACCTGAAATTGCCTGAATAGTCAAGCGTATCCTTGATGGTTCCAAGCAGTTTAATTGCATGATCCTGTGTTCTGGATACCAAGACTATGAGTTTCTGCCCCTCATGGAACATGAGATGGTAGAGAGGAAATACACCGCCTATTATAGACGATTTGGCGTGTCCACGAGGGGCTATTATATTTATCTGCCTTTGCGAACTGTCCATTAGGGCGTTCGCTATTTTATAGTGAAACTTGGGCGAAGGGGCGGAGAACATATTAGGCATGGTCACTTTACCAAACAGCACCATATTGCCCAGCATCTTCTTTTTGATCTTATTCTGCTGGCTCATCTTCCTCTATTTTCCGGGATAGCTTCAGCGACTTCTCTTCCTTGGCTATGAGATCGCCTATGTTGCTCGAAACATCAAGCTGAAACATATCCGTAATGATTTTCTTGCTGGGTTTCATCTCCAGCAAATCCATAAAAACATCTGAAATCTTGATCATATTAGTTACATCCTGCTTATTCCTTGCTATATCCAAACCTTCCAGCATGGTGTCAAGCACTGATGAACTGTTGATCCCCTTATCTGAAAGAACTTCCCTGAGTTTTTTCTCTACCATCTTCTTTATCACCTCCTGCTTTAATACCCTGCGTACCGTAGCTGCAGGGTTCTGCTCATCTGGGCGGTAAATCATCCCTAGTTGATTGTAATCCACCTTTCTGGTGGAAGTTAATTGCCCTACGTAGGCATTAACAAGATTCTTTGTACGTGTCATATTAGCCTCACGCTTAACCCATCCTGTTGGGTTAGCCTGAGTATACACGCCACATGATCTATTCTTAAGATATTGTATCTTATTGGTATTTCCCGCCCAGTTAGCACCGTATGCAAGCCTTACAAATGTCTTAACCCGACCCTTTCTGTCGGTGTAGTCTTTCCTCCCTATGCACTCGCCTACATATCCGTCATCGGATAAAGCGTACTCGCCCTCATTCGCCTGCTTCCAGTGGCTGTACTTGATACCAGTATCATCAGCCTCTGAACGCTCGTATATGGCGAAAGTAATCGCTTTCCCCTTAATTTTTCTTTTTAATTTCTCCATACCTTTACTTTTTTCTCTATAATTGCTATGGTGCAATGCTGTGCTCCTCCGTGTCCAAATACACATAATTCTTCCAATTCATAATTCCTTACTTTTCCCATGAATGTAGAATGATAACCAAAACTAATAACTCTATCTGTAATTCTATCTAATTCATCTGCTATTAACTTAAACTTACTGGAATAATTTCCATTATACATTTCCATTGACTTTCTATAAGCGTATGGTGGGTCTAACAATACAGTATCATATTTTATATTACAGTTTTTTACATAATCGTATGCATCTATATATTCATCTGCTACCATAGTTGGATCTACATCTATTCTATATTCGTTTATATTTAATTTAGTTTTTCCTGCAAATAGATTTAATACTGTTCCCCTGCAACTATCTTCCACCCACTCTTTTATTCTGGGTGACTGGAATGTATATCGCCTTAAATTAGTGGAAATGTAAGTTTGTTTCATATGCAATCGTTTCAACAGGGATTGGTGCTACAATATTCCATTTTTCAACCCTGCTGTAATCACAAACAAGCTCCCATGATCTTTTCTCAATCACATCATCGTGGATCCATCTAACGTTTTTCATACTAACTGTCATCGAACTATTCTCCTTTTTAATTTTGGTCTAACATTTTTTGAGCTTCCTTTTTAAGCTCTTCCCATTGATCTTTTTTTAAGTTTCTTGCAGTCCTTAGGAAATCATGCACTGCATAAGAATTCTTCCTAATAACCTTAATTACTTCAGGATCCACCTGCTTTGCACGAACCATTAATTTGTCAACATCAACATCCAAGGCTTCTGCAACTTTTCTTAATAGTTCTGGTGAAGGAGTAGCCTTATCCTTTTCAATGCCGGATATATGTACTCCCGTCACTTTCACTATTCTACCCAGTTCACGAACACCCATTTTCTTTTCTGTTCTGAGTCTGAATATCATTTGTCCAAGCGTTTCTTGTTTCATAATAACCTTTTTAATATATATCAGTAGTGTATAAACTTGTGTATATACACGTGTATATACTCTTAGTGTATATACTCTTAGTATATATACTTAATTAAAAGTATATATACCCGCCTTTAGCTCTTAGTGTATATATACTCTTAGTGTTAATCCTTACTCTCCCGTAATTTAATGCCCTCTATAGGCTGGTTTAGATGCTGTTCAATTATCCGGTTGATCACCTCTAACTCCGCGTCTAATACATCCTTCTCATTATCCAACTCGCTTAAATTGCGGATAAATTCGCCCTCTTCAATAATCTGCTCCTCCCATACACCGCTTATCGAATTAAACACATCGTATATTGCCTTCTTGCTCATATGCAAATATACGGAGAGTACAATC